CTAACATCGAGGATCCAGATGTCGACGAGGCTCCCGATGAGATACCCATGGGTGAGGAACCCCCTATGGGTGAGGAACCCCCTATGAGTGAGGAACCCCCTATGAATGAGGAGCAGCCCCCAATTGATGCGGAACCTATACCCCCAATCGACGCGGAACCTATACCCCAAACGAGCCCGTTAGATAACGAGTTTAGACAGGTTTCTACTGTTCCCCAGGGGGCACCCCCACCTCCTCCGCCTGACATGACGGAGCCCGAGTCAGAGCCCGAGGAGTCTGAGGATCTTTTCCCAGATGCACCAGATTCCAATGTAAAAAAAATTGGTAGATATTAAATATGGATATCGACGAGTATCTTAGAAACCCCGCATCCGCCGCTGTTATTGCAGCTATCATTACATCTGGATACATATATGGTAAATCCCGCTTAAACAATGAAGGTACACTTCCCATGAGTGCCTATGCTAAACCCTCATCCCTCGTCGCAATTTTAGTTTATTTCATAGTTGATAATGGTATAGGTAAACGCGAAACTATTTCCACCGATGCATTTAATTAAAGAATAATCACATAGTATATAATATAATGGCTTCCGTGACCGCTTTCACTGACATGCTCGGTCAATTTCTTCTTGAACTCCATAAAACTTTTCCAGAAGAGAAGACCCTTAAGAAATACATCAATGCCTTTGAAATGATGAAGGGTACTAACCCCCGACTCATCGTAAATGGTTTCATGGATAGTGTGACACCCCATGCAGCCAAGATTAGTGCCCGAGATGATTCGTTTTTCACCACGGATGCAGAAAACATTGACTTTTTGAAAGAAGTTAATATCAAGAAGAATTGGCATAACGCGTCCGATAATACGAAGGGTGCGATCTGGCAGTATCTCCAGACCCTTTACATGCTTGGTACCACTATCACGGCTATTCCAGCTGATACACTCTCGATGATTGAAAATGTCGCTAAAGAGTGTGCTGACAAGATGCAGGGTGAAGGTGGACAGATTGACGAGAATAAATTGCTTCAGTCTATGCAGGGTATGTTGGGTGGTATGATGAAAAAATAAAAGTTTAATATATAAATATGACCTCTTGGTTCCAAAATCCGATAGAATTATTTAGGGTTGATAAGATTCATGAGTTTTGGCCCACGGAAAAACAGACAGCAGAGGAGCGTATAAACGCCGCATCTAGATTTATAATATATGCTACATGCATTCTATATCTTATTCGTAGGGACATTAGAGTTTTTATTTTGGGTGCAATGGCGCTGGGAGTTCTTTATATAATGGAACGTAACGATATGGTAAAGTTTTATGATTGTGAAGGATCTAGTGGAAAGGATTTAGATGGTAACGATGTGTCTGAATCTAACAGATGTACAGAGGTTAATTCGTCTATGGAAGATTTTGATACCGTAAAATATGGCCCCTCTCGTTCCCGAGGTGTGGGTCCAGAGTATCATCAAAATGCTTTCGATAGACAGTTCATATCTTCCCCACATGGTGGGGATCAAACTGAGTTTGCTGAGTGGCTCTATGGTAAAAAGAATGCCTCTATGTGTAAGACCGATCCCTCTTCATGTGATCCAAATGCGAGAGGTGCTCAACTCGAGGCTTTTGGGGGAGTCCCCTCCGATGGTGTCTTCCGTTGAACATTTTCTTAGTCAATAGTAAATGGCGTACCAGCTTCAGCCTGGACTCAAAATAGTGCAAAATCCCGCGGTCCCACCTAAGTGTGCGACTGAAGAAGTTTTTGTTTATCCCCAACCGAGTACTCTCAGTTATGGTTCCAGTCGTCCCAATACCATGTTGTATGGAACTGCACCCTATATGGCCGGTAAAGGTTCCCCAGCACAGTTCATCGATGTGAGTGATCAGTTGAGGCCCCAGACTACTTCCCAGTTCAATAGGCGATACACTACTGAATACACACCCATAAACAATGTGCAATGCAACTTACCTCTTAAATCTATGACATATGAACCCGCTAGTACTCGTGCCGATTTACAAAACGACATGTTTCAGCAAAGGTACCGTTAAAAATAATATTATTTACCATTAAGAATGGCCGATCCCATTTCAATTTTTGCTATTGCCGGACTAGCATATGCTGGTAAAAAATTAAGTGAAAGACGTGTAGAAAAATTGGAACCGAAGCAAATAGCTCCTCCTAGTATTGCACCCGAATATGGGGGTCCCAGGTTTGACCCTCCTATAGATTATGGTTCTAGTGTTGTCGAAAAAAAGATTGAAATGCCTACATTTTCTGATGTGGCCCCGCAATATAGAACTTCAGGATCCGAAGTATTAGATATGAGAAATAGAATGTATGATGCAGGTCGAATGAACAATTTATCACCCATTGAACAGCAGCTGGTGGGTCCGGGTATAGGTGTTGGTCCCGATGTCGCTTCTTACGGTGGATACCAACAGTTGTTTAGGGTTAATCCCGAAAATGTAGGAGCTTATCGTCTCACCACCCTTCCGGGTAGATCTGGTCCCGCTCATGATCCCATGGGTGGTCGACGTACAGTTGATCCTAATGTTGGTTTTAATCGCCCCGAAAAAACTGCTTTCCTCCCTGATCGCCGCCCAGCTACCCTCGGTAGGGCCCAGGGTATGAGTGCCGTGGTTCCCCGTGGGGAGCATGAACATGGGAAGCGAACTACTAACAGGTCCGAAACAGGACAGCGTACAGATGGTCTTCAATACGCTGGTGCCAAGCGTACAGTGTCTAACTTAGCAGTTCCCCAAAACCCTACCAGGAATAAGAAGGATGGTAACATGGAGCAGTTCGCTTATAATAATCAGCCAGCGCCGGGTATTCACAAGTTTACTCATGGATATCTCAGTTCCCCGGGTTCTAAGATTGGTGAGAGTAGGGTATATGGAACTGGTTACACCGTTGAACAACTCAAGGAATATGGTTTTAGACCAGAGGATAGACGTGGTAAAGCTAATCGTATGGCTAATGCTGGCCGCATGAATGTTCGCGACAAACCCCTCAATCAGAATGGTATGCTCACATCGGTCAGAACGGATGTATCGCGTACGGATGGTCGTTTTAACCCTGTCAGTGGTGGATGGACACAGCAGTACATAAATAGTTCCCATCATCAGTTGAATCCTTACAAGGGTCACATGAACCCTCACGCAACCAATGCAAGCCTCGATACCGCTAAACGTCAGCTTTCCAATAACCCTTTAGCCCATAGTATTAACTAAAAATTATTTAACCCAATTACATGTACTAAAACACTTATTAAAATATTGTTCATATATTTTAATGAGCGTATACTCGCTAGACATAGATAGTAGCGAACGTGACCCTATAGTTTATGAGAATCCGAATGATTACGTTATTAAACTTAAAAATCCAATTTACAATGTGACAAAAATATCATTAATATCAGCTCGTATACACGCCAGTCAATTATTAATAAACGATAGAAACAACACATTCACGATCGATAATACAACAGTGATACTTGATAATAATAATTATAATGGTAAAACTTTAGCGGCCGAACTTGTCCAAAAAAGTTCGAATATCACATCAGCGGTATATGATTCCAATACGAATGTTATAACCATGACTGGGTCACAGCCTTTCACTATGAGATTTTATGATGGTACAAATGGATATAATACTACAGTAAATGGAATGACCACACCCCATGATATATTGGGTTTACCAGCTAAGAATGTATCATCAGTCGGAAATACTTTAACTACGGGAAGTATAAATCTTCAGGGGCCAGACGCCCTGATATTAAAACTCTCCAGTGGCTCAGATGAGTTTAATAAGACCGTGTTTTCTGAATCCCCGTTTTATACAGGTAGAATACTAATGTGTGGAGATGTTGTAAACTATTCAGGTGCAGATGATACAGTTGAACATACATTTCACGGTGGGCCACAGAATGAGATAAATAGCCTGAGGGTGCAATTTTTCTATAGTAGTAATAATCGACTCATTCCATACGATTTCAGAAATGCTAATCACATCATAAAACTTTCGATACAATGTACAACAGATAAACTAGTAAATGAGGAAAAACCAAAATTGAACATGCGTGACATCGAGATAAAGGATGAAAATGAAGATGTTACGAATCCTCAAAATTGGAATGCTTTTTTAAATATTTTTTTAATAGTGATAATGGGAATTATATTATTATTTAGTTCAACACGGTCAAATGTTTATCGCGTAACAGCGAAAACGGGCTGAGACTTCTGAATACGGGGGCGAGCCATACTCACCAAGTTAAAGATCACCACAGAGAGGATAGTCGTCACGACGGCGGTGGCACCGAGGCTAATACCAGAGTTATTCTTACCCTTGACAACCTGGGACAGAAGCCAGCGAACAAGATCCATCCACGAGAGAGCGGCGGCGAAGGAGAAACCAGCGACAACAGCCGTGAGAGACTGGGTTTCGAAATCACGGGTCATAAGCTTGAGAGCGTCGGCGGTAGAGGCGTCCATTTTTTTATAATGTTAATAAATATTTTTATTCTGGTAATAATTCTTCTAAGTATGCAATTTTTTTATATTTTTTTTTATGATATCCCTTCATCTTATTATGGAGTTTATCATCTTCGTCCTCATCCTCATCCTCCTCATCATCCTCATCTGTATCCCCGAGTGATTCAGATTCCGAACTTTCATCCCTCACTTTAAATTTCTTATAATCAGAAATCGTCCACCCCTGAGGCTGTGATGTGTTCATTACTATCAATAGCATTTTTTAATATTTTTTCTGACGGATTACTGGGTTTCCAATCATCCCATAGTTCATATGCTGCGTTAATATCCTTATATATCTGTTCATCCCCTGAATATGGTTCAAATGTCATATCAGACTCATCTACAACTTCTATATCAGATTCATCGGAGTCATCTGAATCGTATAAATCTGGGAAATGTGTTCCAATTTTTTTACCTACCGAGTTCATGGCACAATACTTCATACAATATTCCATATCCTTGGAAAGTATGACATTTCTTCCACAAGCTTTTGCATACTGCCCTGATAAAACCATACTTTCTTCTAAAACTGGTTGAATTATATCAACCGCTGCCGAATAAACACTTTGCGTATCCATCTTGTATTCTTAATATATTATGACTAAGCGCATAAACTCTAAGTTGTCTTTCGGAAGTTTCATTAAATAAGTTCAGTGATAAATGTTGCTCTTTAACAAAACTTAAATTAACTTGTCCCGTTGGGTACCATCTCTCTGGTTCTAATGCAAAACTATAAGAATAAAATCTCCTAAATAACTGTGTACGAGAATGGTGTATACCACTTTGTACTGCCCTGAGGTGTACCAGGTTTCCAGTGGTTTCGTTTAAAATATCTCTTTCATCGAAACGAATGGTCATATTTTTCAAATGTTCATAATTGTTGTAAAATGTACCAGCTAATTGATATGAATTATCATAATCAAATGGATGTACATCCTCACCCACCCTCTGAATGACAAAATAAAGTTCCTTTACTGGGTTTATAAATTGTAACTTCATACGATGCGACGTTTCATTGGCTGGTACCTGTGAACTTTCAGACTGTACCTGTGTAATTATATATTCGTGATTCGTTGATTCGAACTTAGTTTTTTCTACAGAATCCAATAGAATCATTTCTGTATCCAAAACAAGACTTTTTATAAGATCATTTTTAGATGTTATCTGATTGAAAACTACTGAACTAGAATCAATCTTACAGACACATTTATTTTCGGGTCTCAATTTTACAACAACCTGAACCTCTTGTTTTGTTAATGCACACAGAGGTATACTAAGCTCCGGGTTATTGTAAAAATAAAATGGTAAATCCACAAAACATTCAAAAGGTTGAGATTTACCATGAACGTTTCCATTCATAAATGCAAAACTATTTATGGGTGTACCAGACAGTTCTGAATCACTCTTTCCAATTAATTTTTTTAAATTAGTCTGTTTAGTCTGTGTAACATACTGTTCGGAATGTATCTGAAGTATATCACTGGGTAAATGTTGAACCAGTAAGTCTCCTATGTAAAGATCCACATATTCTATCATTGCATGACCTATAGATTCAATGTAACCATACTCAAAGGCACCATCAGTTTTATTTATAGCATCTAGGGTTACTTTAAGACTCATAGTTTTTATGAGATCACCGCTATTTTGAGGTATTGTGCATCTTAGTGTACTACCGAAATCCCTCGTACCCTCAAAATCATGTTCTATATGATATTTTGAATAGGGTGTAAACTTTTTGAAATTTCTTAAAAAATATGTATATTCTGGATTTTCTGTAAAA